TACGAGTTTGTCAGTCCCTGAATCAAAATATGCATACGTATCTGAGCTATCAGTCTCAAGCGTAGCCCATAGGTTTTGCGTATCCCTTACAATACGGACTGCTGTACCAGCCCCACGCTCCTTATCTGCTACGAAGGAAAACGATGGGTGCCTAAGTTCAATCGTATGCAACATAACCACGTCCGTAGGTGCGGTGCTGTATGCTTCCTTAATGGCCTCACTGAGCGTTGTATTTGGCATTCAATCAAACCGTATACTGGATTATTACTAGATACTCTCCAGATGCAGGTGCTGTCCCCGTAAACGTAAACTTAGCAACTACTTCTCGTGCAGTTGAATCCGCGCCCGTACCCGGCGTAAACGTTTGGGTTGTGTTATCAGCCACGTCAGTTATGGAACTATCATTTACATAGGCGTTTGTATCACCCGTGTACCCGATAGTTATATTTGCTGATGCTGTAAGATTCCCTATGTCTCCACGCCCAATAACAAGTACTTCGGTTACGGTGTTATTCGCGGGCAAATCGCCAAGTATTACTGACTCATCTTTCCTGTAGTACGGGAGCCTTCCGCTAATCGAATGTACAACCGCCGACTTCTCACTAGACATAATGAAATCAGTTGCATCTAGTAGCTCCAGTTGACCTTCAACCTGCCACTCAGTTGATGCACCGGAGCCCAACATTGCACGGTAAGGGCCGGTAAATCTTACTTCGGAATGCCTGAATTCCGACCCCCTCCAGACCTCCATAAAAAAAGACTCTGCGCCCTCTTTAAGAGCGGACTCCCACCACGCCTTAAACGTGTTGTATTGAGTCCCATCCATTCGCCAAGTTATTTCCAGTTTAACTATGGGGCGCGTGTTAACTCGCCGCTGCCGCGCTCGACCAGAATCCATTTGGGTGCGGATAAACGATTTACCTGAATCAATGGAGTACCCTAACTCGTCTGGAGCAGGTAAAGTAGATGGCAGTATTTGACTCATCGGTATTGCCCACGGCTACGGTCAAGCCCATATTGTTGCTCTAGTGCGGGGGCCAAACCCCCACCGCTCTGTAGCCTAGAACTCATCTTAGATTCGACCATCTCAACCAACACCTCCATCTGCACATCCTGACCGCCCGCACCACCACCGCGCTTTTCCTGAACCGTCGCAGACGTACCCGGCGGAGTTGATATGTTAACGGTTACCGAAGGGGATGAGTTCTGCTGAAGTTTGGCAAACAGCATATCAGCGTTATTCATTTGCTTAGGGGTAAATATCCCCTCCCCCTTGTGGGCTATAACGGGAACGGCTCCGCCCATCGCGTATGAGCCCGCGCCCGCGAACATGCTCGCAGGCACGCGGGCGCGAGGGGCACCGGTACGCCCCACCATCCCACCAAGGGCATCCACTTCGGCACCGACCGTCCCACCCTCACCAAATGTCCCCGGCATCATGGCCTTGAGGAACTGGAGCATTTTAGCTTTAATTATTATCCTTGCGATGTCCTTGATAAGGGACTTGGCAAAATCAGCAAAGTTTGATTTACCGGTCATCACAAAATCAGTCAGGGAGTCGGCCATCCCCTCCATAGCATCCCCCATAATGTCTTTTATATTCGTGCCTGTAATCTGGCTCTCGTCACCAATCTGCTTGAACGACATTTTCCATGCCGATATAAAACCCTCCATAGAGTCAATAGGCTCTTCTAGGTCGTAAAGCTGGGACAAACCTTCGTCGTAGGCTACTAGCGCCGCATCTCTCAGTTCACCGATACCTTGCGTCAAGTGCTCATTGCCACTTAACGCCGCATCCAACAGTCTTATAGTTTTGTCGTACTCTTCCCGTAGAGCCACCGCCCCCGGCAACGACTCTTGTAGCTTCATAGCTTCTGCACGTATAGCTGTTAAGTTCTCATACCAAGGAGAATCCCGTGGGGCTAACGTCGCGTCGTAGCCAACTTGGGCTAAGGGGACCTCAACCACCTCACCTCGAATAGACGAGTTCCCAGCTTGAATAGCCGCCTTCGCCGCCTCCAATTCGTTAGCAAAATACGTGCGGGTGGAGAAGCCGGTTTGCATCTTGCCCTCCGGGTCCTCCCACGCCCACTTCAAAGTGAACAACTGTTTACCCGACGACGACTCCCCAACAAACGCAACCGACTCCATCCCCACAGCTATTTCTACGCTCGCTTGGGCAAACGCCTCCTTCAAAGCATCCGGCAATTGCCCCGGCCCAAACCCAAAGAAGCTCAAGATTTTGTTAATGGCCGCCTTGCCACCACCTTTTGCCGAGCCAAAAAGGCTGTCGAAATCCAAGCCACCACTAGCCATCTCGGCACGTAGGTCGTCTAGGGTTTTCTTCGCCCCCTCCTTAATCTTCTCCGGTGGCCCTACGAATGCGTTAGCATCAGGGTACAAAGCATCTTGCATGGCATTGCTAACGTCTACCAGACCGTGCATGAGGTGGCGATTTATAGTCGCCACAGGCTGTGCCGCAAAGAACGGGTCGCTCAAAACTCCCTTTAGAGTCTCCAAACTCATCTTCGCCCCTGCTGCAACAGCCGCAAACGTCCGTACCCACGACCGTGTGTAGTCTCTTTGGACCGCTTCCGTCGCACCCAGAAAGGCCGACCCCACGTCGCTCATAGCCTCCTCCAGCAACTCTGCGCCTCGCCGCAGCATCTCTATGTTACCCGTAAGGAGGCCAGCAAACCCCAGTAGCACTGCGCCAAAAGTCCTCATTACAGCTCGAACGGATAGCATCACCGCCTTCATTACGGCCTTTACGGTCCCGATAATTTCGTCTTTGTACTGGTAAACATACGCAACCCAAGTTTTCAGCTCACGCAACACTATACTGCCTAAATTACCGATGGCGGCCACTTGCTCACTAAGGGAAATTCCCATTGCATCGAGGGCGTACATGATACCCCCAATTGCTATGGCGGCTGCTAGAAAAGCGGGGTTAAAAGCAACCATAGTGAGAGCCGCTGCGAGCTTCCTAAACATCACTACAGCTTTCGCTAGGTTGGGGAACGTTTGCCCCAGCATCAAAAGATTAAACGACATAAACGCAGTCGAAACTAGCCTAACCATGCCGAAAACTGGCTTCAAAAATTTTACAAACAAGGTTAGCAGCGGCACGGCCATCGCCAGCAATGACACATATATCCCCATCTGGGTGATGTGCAGTTTCATTTGCGGCTCAAGAGCCACATACGCTCGCGCCCAGATGACAACTTTTGCCGCCATCTCCTTAACCCACGGTGCTAAAGTACTACCTATATGCCTCCATATAACTGCCACCGATTCGCGCAACTGCCCAAAACTGGTTTTCAGCGAGCCCATCTGAATCTCAAATGCGCGGGCACGCTCCCCGGCAGCCTTTGCAAACTTAGTTAGCTTTACTTTTGTAACATCAGATTGTGAGCCGAGGAGAGATAGGGTAGCTACTAGGCCCTCAGTTTCAATAAAGAACTCTTCAAGCCCAACCCCGCCCTTGATAGCAGCTAAGTTCAGGGCCTCTAAGGCACCCTGAAACCCCTTCACCTGAATCAACGTTTTGGCGCTCGCAAACCCCGTAGCCTGTATCATCTCGGCCATCCGACCTTGGGGCTTCAGCAAGCTACGCAGCACTCCTTGGTACTGCGTTGATACTCTCCGCGTATCTCCAGTAACACCAGTCAGCGTGGCAAACGTATTGAACAGCTCTTCTGTCGTAACGTTTAGTTCAAAGGCTAAGGGGACCACCTTCCGAATGGATTGCGCTAACTCCCCAAACGTTGTCTGACCTAATTTAACCGTCATCTGAGCTAAGTCTGATATATGGTCTGCGGCCTCGGAGCTGGTATCCCCATAACCCTTCATCACCGATGAGAGCAGGGCAACAGCTTGTTCGGTAGTCGCTAATCCGGCAACTGCCGACTCATTAGCAATACGCAGAATATCAATAGAATCTTTGGTGGCACCAAAAGCCGATACGACTTGGTACAGGCCGTCTGTAAGAGTCTTGGTGGCCACACCCGTTGATACGGCCATATCCTCAATAGCCAAGCCCATTTCTTCGACCTGTGCCACAGACTCAGGCATCAACGTTTGAACGTTGCGAATACCTACATCAAACTCTTCAAAAACCTTTAGGCCCTTGCGAAAACTAAGAAGTACGCCCGTGGTCCAGCCTATAGCCCGGCCAACGTCACGCATGGTGATGCCAGTCTTCTCCCAATAGGTCTGGGTTTTTTTGGCATCCGTGCCAAGGCCGCGCATCTGCTTGGCAGCCTGCTCTAATGAAGCAGCGCCTTCGTTTACAAAACGAAGGGCAAACTCTAAGTCGTTACCCTGTAGGCCCATAACTCATCATCTGGACCGGGGTGCTACCGGGGGAAGTGGTAAAGGCGACGTGCGCTGCCTAGATTTTCGGTCAGCCTTCTTGCGTTCGTGCTCGTCCAACTCAGTCACCGCCGCATCTATGATGCGGAATAATGTTAGCAACTTTCCGGGCTGATGAGTCCATGTACCTGTCTCTGGGAGCATGCCGCGCTTGTACCACGCAAAGCACTCAAACACGTACTCATAGTATAGTGGATTTTCGTACTTTGGTCTAAGTGGGCACGTAAAAAGTAGCTTCCTATCTAGGGTAACTGGGTTGGTAGCGGGGGTACTACACCCCCACTCAATCTTATTTTCACTGGTACATGAAGAACAATCTCGATTGGGCAGCACCCGCGTGGCAAGAACTACCCGTCTGAGTTTCCCGCGTCTGTCTCAGTAACAGAGTTCACCCCAGTTATTTGCTCAGATAACTCCCGTATCAGCTCTACTGGGAGGATATCCATGCACGCCGGGGCCACGACCGCCATCATTACACCGGCCACTTCTTCCGACACCGTGTGAAACGGTATGTCGCCCCCAGAGGTATCTTTGAAATTCTTCCACCCACGCAGCCCGATGCGAGTTGTCTCATAGGCAGATGAAAACGGGGCGAACGTTGCCGATATTTCCCCATCCTTATTCGTGCTGAACGACGTTGACTTGTCTCGCAAGTACGTAAGGACCCGAGAAGACAAAGTGCCCAGCACCCACACTGTCACCTCACCGTCCGTACCCTTATTCTCGTCTAAAACCGAAACAAATTCTTCTGTTGAATCTAGGCGCAAGCCTGTAATGGACATTGGTAGTACCCTCCTAAAGTATCGGTGTGGCGTGAGACAGAGGTCCCACTATTAAAATTTAGTTGTCATCACTACTGGCGTCTCGCGGACGCTTCTTAGATGGTGATTGGGGCTTGGCTAACGCCAACCACTCTGCTGCCGACAGGGATGCCCGTACACCGTTGTACTCAACACCGATAGCCTCGGTGCCACTATCAACCGTAACTACGGGGCCTTTGGCGTTAGAAGATGAAAATATCGTCAACTGTGAGTTTCCCATTATCTTATCCTATCCAGAGTACAAACTCGTCTTCCCCCTCATTACGTACAAGGTTTGCCGAGAAAGAGCTTACACGTGTCGCATCACGATTGGCGTAGCTGATGCCAGTGCACTGTGCGCGGGGAGCAAACATATAAACCATGTTACCGGTCGTTGTTCCTACACCTGTCATAACGTCATGGGTGGTACCAGCTTCGTAGTACGACCAAAAATCTTGATTAGCTGTATCTTCTGTTTCCGGGTCAATTTCAAATGTCGGGGCACGTTCGGAAACCTTCGCCCCGGAATACCCATCACTCGCGGTGATATCTGTTCTGGGGACAATGGTGTTACCGCAATCCCAAGAAAACGTGTTCGCAACAATTGTTGCTGGGGCTCCGAATGAGTTGCCGCCACCAGCATTAACTCCTTTAGGGAGACTCACCGAGGCGTTTTCAATCTGCGGCGGGGTGGTTGTCTCAAAGACAGCCCCGGTAGGGACGGGGGTATTTTGGGAGCTTCCTACTGTTACGTAGTCCCCGGTGAAATCCCAATCAACGGTCCCGAATTCACCGGCATTGGCCGTTATCTGAAACGACCCGCGACACCCTGTCATTTTATGTAAGATACCATCGAAATATATGTGAATAGTTATGCTTTGACTATCCTCGTTGTCAGCGTGGTCGATAACCTTGTAGCGATTACCTGTAGTCGGCACAACGAAAGTGGCAAACCTGTCGCCCACAACAAAGTCAGTGGTGGGTGTGCCCAAAGTCAGCTCGGCGCTCTGGGGTAAAGAAATAACCCCCGCAGTATTAGCCGTGGCGTCAGAGAATGCGGCATTTCCACCTACCCCGTTACCCACTGCCGGGGCGGTAACCGTCCACTGAGACGTGGAGTGTGTGCCCGCAGTCGTGCACTCCATAAGGCAACGTCGTGGGTACGTGCCGGTAAACGCCGTGGTTTTCGAGGTCGTGCCAGCCACCCCGGTCGGAGTACCTATCGGAATAATCTGGTCCATCAGAATCGAGTTAGTAGTTGCCGTCGATTGCGACGCGAACCCACAGGCTTTCAACAGTGAAGCCATCTTACCTTCAGACGAAGAACCTGTCCCCTTGAGTTCAGTTTGAAACGTAATCTTAGCCAGCTTCCGGCCCATAACACCTAACTTAGGAGATTTATCTCCGGTAATGGTGTCGCGCTCAAGAAGCGTAAACTCAGGAGAAAAGTTAGGGTCAATGGCTTCAAGCGCGTCACTAGCGGCAGTCGGGGCGGCGTCCGTCCTAAATGTCGTCTCCAGTTTCGCCAGTACTAAACCCTTGTCATAAAGCATATGTTATTATCTCCCGTGAAGCCGTGTAAGGGGGGCCACAGATACCCATACTGTAGCATACAGCAGCCAGACCGGCTAGTTTATATCACTAGAGTAGGGTCCGCCAAAGCGTGCCGATAGGTAATTAAAAACACAAGCCTACCCATTAACTGCCTGTCGTACTCGCTGTCTACCATCAGGTCATTTGAAACCTCAACAATATTTACCGCCTTCCCTTCTAAAGGGGGCGTCTCGGTTGTAGAAAAGAGGGCCGACCGAGCTTTTTTCTGTATCTCCCCCAGCACTGTGTTGGCAACCGTGGATGGGTTGTCAGCTATATCCGCCATTGCCCAGAACATAAACGCCACGGTGAGCGAACAGTGTACTTGCCGGGTCTTGGCCTCCTTCTCCTCCGCTTCATCCATAATCGACAGGGCGTACTGCTTACGCCGGTCTTTAACTGCCAAGGGCGAACGGGTAACCGCAGACCACGTAATGGTATACGGAGATACTGCCGTGCCGGTAAAATGAGTTACCAACGCATCAAGAATTTGCTCTCGAACGGTAGCTGGCATTACATTTTACGCAGGACTCCACGATACCAGTCCAGCATAACTCTATCTATAAAGGTTGTTTTGTGCGATATAAGGGTATCATGTAAGCCTAGTCGTGGGGGTATGCGCACCTCGTCCTTCAGCACGTACAAATTTTCCAACTGGTCATCCACAAGGTGGGCTATCAGGCGATGCCCGTTTTTTGATGTGTAAATAAACGTATTTGGCCAATGCCGAGCCGACTCACGTTTGGGTGTCCCGTCTGCCTTTAGAGCCGGAGGAAGGGGCACGGTCAGGGCCGAGGCGCGTACCGGACGCAGGACCCCGCCAAACTCATGCGTTTTAAGATAGGACATGCCGCCGATAAACCCCATTACTTTATCTGGAGTGTTAGACGTTTTAACCCTAACGCTATCCGCTATAGACCGCATCCCGAGCCCGCTACGTACAGAAAGAGTCTGGGCAGATGTGCCGGTGGGGTACGGCCTCCCGTGACGCATCTGCATAGCCCTTGCGGCTGTGCGCAGGTATCGCCCCAAATGGTCAGCAATTACTTTGGCCCCGACTGCTTTATAAGCGGTTTTATGGCTCTTGGCGAAAGCGTCCAGCCCACGTCCAATATCCTTCCATCTCCGATTACGGAACGTAAAAGTGATAGTGGTCTTTTTGTTTTTACCACTCGCCTTGCCCCCACCTATGTACGAATTTGAGGCCATTCTCAGTATTCGTACCAGACTGTCGGGGCAGTGGTCCCAAGGTCATCGTAAAACGTAAAGGTGTCCCCCGATAAGGTGTACTGGTTAGAGGCGGTCAGTGCAGCAACTTTGTCCAGCACCATATTGCCCCAGACCACGATGGGAGAATTCGTAGGTGTATAGGCAGACTGCCATACGGTTCCGCTGACACGCGACAACGATTCACCAGATGCCGCCGTAGTAGTATCAAGGGTGTACAGGGAGCCTTCAGTTGTAATGGGCCGCAGTGAATACGGCTCGTACCGTATATGAGGATTGATAAGCATAGAAACAGCTTCATGTATGTACGACAACTCTCCTTGCTCACGCGCCTCAGTGCGTAGAATAGGGTTAGCCTCCAATGAAATTATGGCCCGCAGCTCCGCCGCTTCCGTCAACCAGCTTGGTACTTGAGATGCCTTGTACTGGGCTGTATCTACCGTATCCGTCTCAAACCCAGCTTCGTAGGTAATACGGACGTAGTAGTTAGCAAGGTCGATATCGACAATATTGAATAGGCCCCTCTCGTAATCATAAATTACATAGTCGGTGAGGGCGTAATCGTGGGAGCTGGAAGCCCCTATGGTGTGTACACTGGGAGTCCCAGTCACATTAAAATTAGACAGCTTAGATGTAAATTTTATTAGGGGGGATGAATTCGATGCAACCATCCCCCTCGTCAGATAAAACCGGGTGCGGAAAACAGGCCAATCTGAACTGGTCCCCCATGCATTTACTGCCGGATTTCCGGTAGACCGGCGTACAAAATACGTGTCCGTCAGAGCCGTGTTATCGAACGATGTTCGTAACTCGTTATCCAGCCACTGGGTGGCCCCTGTAAGAGCGACACCAATAGCCGCGTCCACATCAGTCATGGCGTCATAGCCTAAACGACTACGGACAGCGGCAACTGTAGAAAGTCGTTTAGTCGAAGCCATAGACTACACTATATCGCTATATCTCGATTCCGTCATCAGACGGCGTGGCTTCTTTCTTTTTTATTGTGACCCCGCCCTTCTTTTTACCGCTTACAGAAGACAGTTTGCGGGACCCCCCGGTCTTCTCAAACTTCTGGGGGTACTCACGTACAGCGTAATCAGCCTGTGTAACCAGTACCTCGGCTTGCACCCCAGCGCCCCACTTCACCCCAAATAAATCCATGTACCCCAAGTGATTTGATACCGCCGGGCCAACGTACTTCAACGCACATGTAGGCCCAAGGGGGTTAGTACTAGATTCATCCATTTCAAATTGCCTCCACAAAAGAGGGGTGAGCCAGATTTACCCGGCCCACCCCTGTTACAGTCACCGCATTAGACAACTACTGAGGACTAGGCGCTAACCCCAATTCCCTTCATGTAAATCGTAGCGTCAACCTCTTCGATTGCAAACGCCACCCGGCTACTCACGACAATGATAAACTCCCGTGCGCGTATATCCTTGTCGTACTCAAATGTGAGCTTGCGCTGCACACCCATTATCAGGTTCAGCGGGTCACAGAACAACCCGTTAGCCGCTGGCATCAGAGCCACCGGCTCCACCGGTACTCCGAAAGCCCGGACCGCATCATTGCCTTCAACCATGCGGTCACCGAGGGCGTCCACGCGGTTACCAAGCGAATTTCGGTAGTTGATTTCTTGGTCTATCGACAAGAAGAACTTCATGTCCGCCCGGTTTCGCAAGTACTGCGTCGGCATTGCCTGCAAGGCTTTGCGGAACAGCTCTTTATTTATCTCACCGAGGTCATAGATAGTACCGGTGGTACCAGCATACGCCGTTGACGTGTTCGGGATGTAACCCTCGGCGTTGGCCGTAAAGTCAATCTGCGTGCTATCAGCAACGCCATTGTCCTTCGCCTGCTCCAAGAACCCATCCTGCAAAGCCAGATAGGCGTCACCGCTGGCGGTGTCCCCGAGAAGAGCCAGCTCCTCAAGGTCAAGGGCAGCTCTCTCGGCTATCAGCGACAGGATTGTATCCTGTATGCCCCCAGCTCTGGGGCCGCCTGTACCAGTAGGGCCGCCAGCCGACGTGTTGCCGCGCTCAATGTTGTCCTCGATAACGTCATAGGGGAGATGGACTTCAGCCATTACCTCTTTAGTCGTCAGGGTCACCTGCTCGGTAACAGCAGAACTTCGGTCACCTGCGGCAAGCGCCACACCGCCGGTAGTCAACGCTGCCGGGCCAGCTTTCATAATGCGCGACCCAAAACCGATTTTGTTTATCTGGCGAGTCGGGGAATTCATTTCCACCGTGCGAATCTGCCGCAGCAAAGTCGGCTGGTCAATAAGTTTACGGACAAAAGCAGCGGCTTGCTCGTCATTGAGCAGCCCTCCCTTTGTGCCGCCCGACAGGTCCGCAAGGACCATATCGGCTTTCTGGATTATATTTTCATTTGAAGGCATAAGTTTTGCTCCTTATAAGGTGGTTAAATAACCATGCCACGCCGCCGACGACGGGTGTCGCGGGAGCTGTAGCCGGTATCAAGCATAGGGTGGTCAGATTTCTCAACCGACGCATCCAGTGCTGTCCGCGCATCTGTGGGGGTATAAGAGCCGACTACTGTCCCTTTAACAGCTTCAGTAGCCTGCGCAGCCTCCACTTCTACGGTGGTCATACGTTCTGCAACAGTGTCGTGACTTTCCTGCAACTTCTGCACCGCTACGGTTAGCGGCCCTATCTTTTCAGATATCTGAGAAGCCACCGCATCCATTAACATTTGCATGTTAGCATCAACGGTAATGGAGGTGTCTTCGTCTGAAGCCGAAACGTCATCAGCAGTCGAGTTTTCAACTGCCTCCGCCTTATCGTCTTCGGTACTACTTTGGGACACTGCTTGGGTCGTATCGTTTACTTCACCCTCACTACTCGCCACGACTTCTGTGGTATCTGTAGATTCTTCCACCGCTGCTGCTGCAAGGGTGGGGGAATCCGTATTCTCCAACTGGCCATCGGTTTTCGTAACGTCTGTTTCAACTTGTGATTCCACAGTGCCCTCTCCATCGGAGTCCGCAGACTCCTCATCGGAGGTCTTCATAACCTCCGCGTTAATACTTAGGATACCGGAATCTATAAGTTTGTCTATGGCAAACGCGAGGGTTTGACCGAACGAGGTATCCGGGTCAAAGGGGTTAATCGGGTCAACGGGTCCATCGGTTACTTCACTATCTGTTTTTACCATGAGAGCCTCCAATTGAAATGTTGTAGATGGAACCATAGAGGCCAGCTTAGTTACGTAGTTCTTATACGCCCCTACCGCTTCCGCAATCCCTTTATGAGCGGCCTTAGCAGTGGGTGACGAGTGCATCACTGCATTTATAGTTTTAACCAGTATCGCACTAGCTAAGTGTAATCCGGGGGTAAACCCGGCCTCGCCTACATTCTCGAAAAAACTTGAGCCATATTCATACGGCACATCAACATTTGCTGTCGGGCGACCTTCATCACGGTCGTAGGTTTTCTCTACCTCATCCGATTTACGAGACTTGACCTCTTTCTCAAGGTCTACTTCATCCATTAACTGCTGGAGGTTCGGGCCATTGCTGGCAATAACAAATGAAGTACGGTCATCCACCTTCAGTATGGTACGCGGCAAATCGGCCAATTCGTCTGGGCCAGCGCCTTCGATGGGTTGCATGTACATATATATATCAGCACCACTGCCATCGACTGTAAGCGGGTCCTCGGTGTTCAAATTACACTGCCCCATCAACTCCATCAGCTCATCGTGACCCTCCCCCTTAACAACAGTAATAGCCTCTATCCATGCATCCGCAGAGGGCTGGGTATCTGCCCCACCGCCCTCTGTTTTCAAAACCCGAAACGGGAGGCGATTCGCACCCTTATTAACAAGGGACACAAACTCAACATCCGCATCAAATAATTCGCTGGCGTCAACCATTACAGTAGCTTTCTTTGTCATCCTATTACACTATACCTATGTATGTGGCTGGTTGCCCCAGCCGGTTCTGTAACGGTTCCACCGTTAATCGCATGCGCATGCCCTTCGTCAAATGATGTCTCCCCGCCAATAAACCTACCTTCGTCACTAAACGATACGTTAAAAGAGTGCGTGTGTCCATGTGCTGCCAACACCATACCGGACGGTTCACGCAGAACTTCGAGCTTAGAAGTAGTGGCGCTACGCATTGCGCGGGCCTGTAACGAAAATCCGTTTATCTCCCCTTTCTTAATCGACTCCCAGATAGATTGGTCAGGGACATGCACCCCCACCACCCACGACTCAGGTATAAACGTCTGGTCATCCTTACGGGCGATAAAGCTCTCCACCACCACGTTGGTGTGGGCCTCCTTGTTATCGTGGTTACAGTCCACCTTATGCTGACGCCCGTTCTCCATAAACCGGTGGGCCATTTTTCGTATCTCATCAGCGGTCATGTAGTCACCCTGTGAATCTGGCACATTCGGTGCGTAGACCTCCCCCCACGCAATACGTAATTCACTATCCGTCTTTTTAACCTCGGACATCGTAGCCGTAATGACCTCATCTTTGCTGACCGTCGTATACTGGGACTTAGGAGCCCTGCGCATTATTTGCGCGTAGAACTCTTTTTCTGGTAGGCCCAAGCTAAACTCTGAGCGCACCTGTTTAAGGTGGGACATCAGCGCCTTGAATTCACGCACACTCCCATAGCGTTTTTTTATTTCTTTCAATGACAGGGTGCGTAGGTCCTCACGCACCTCCCTCCGCTTGCGTTTATCCGCCTGTTTTTCGCTGTCCTCGTGAAAATATTTACGCCCCCGCTCTATCTGTTCGTGTGTGAAGAACGCTACTAACGCTATCTCCGCAAGTTTCACAAGTTTATGCATGGCGTGCATTAACAAAGGAGCTATCTTATGCACCTCAACATCACTGCGTTCAGTTTCCTGCTTCCATACAGAGTTCTGGACATACGCCAAAAGGGCACCCGGCTCCACGGGTATATTAGGTTTCGGGTACCTGCTGGGTCCCATATCACCCTGCGCTATGAAACCCTTTCGACTCTTCTCTAATTCGCCCAAGGCTTTAAGCATCCTACGGGCCTCTGGAAGACCGCCAAACACACGGTTTATCTGGGGCAGGGTCATACCCCGCATCACTCTACCAACTTGACGCCGAGTAACCTCCCCCCCTGACTCAATCGTAGAGAATAGGTCCTTGACTGCTGGCCTAGAGTCGTTGGAACTCAACTTATGCCCCAAGTGAGACGCTACTTTCCCCACGTGCATAGTCTCATAAAAACGGACGGCATAGAGAACCACCTTCTCGGCAATCAGCCCTAAAACTAAAAGAGCAGCTAGTGGGGCAGCCTTTTTTACTCCCCGGCTCTCAGATGCCATTTGCGCCGCCCCTTGTGCGCGTGCCTGTGCGCGTGCGCCCGCGCCCGTGTAACACTTACCGGAAGACCCCCAACGCCACCCCTTTACGTTAGTATCTGTAGTGCATACCTCTATCGGCACAGGGGCGTTCCTCCTTGTAGTAGATGGGCGTTGTTCGTCATTCAATCGCCCCCCGGCAACCAAGTCACTCGCAACCATATCGGCCTTGTGCGCATGTGTCTCAGTCGTCGGCATACCTACTCTAGCATACCTAAATTCCCCATAGTTCTCTAGGTGCCTTGGCCCTTTAATTTTTTTAAGTTAGCAACGTAACTGTTAAAACTACGTGCAGACAAAACAGTGGTATCAAACCCGTCCTGTGCGGACGCATCTTCAGGGTCAGCATAGGGGTCTAGTCCGAGATAGACACAGACACCTAAGCGGTCATTGCGCTCAAACCCCCCGGTCCCCCAGTTATAAACCATGAACCGAACCCCGCTGACTTCATCGGGCTCGCACTTAACCGGAAGGTCCCCATAGAGACGATAACTGGGGGCAGGGAAGGGTGGCATTAAACTGGTGCCCCCCTGTTAATAAATCGCCACGCCCTACCGATTACATCTGGTATTACGGCGTGGCTGGTAACCGGACCCCAGTACCCAAACTTAACTACCGATTCATAGGACCGTGGGCCTGCGACAACCGTGTCACCATCCAACCGGACAATGTACGTAGCTGAAGTCTGGGCTCTATTCTCCGGTGACCACCCAACCAAGAAGGCCCCTATCTCCCCGCTTAGGGGGCGACCAGACCCGGATACCCTCTGTGCAATTACCTGCAAATCCTTTTTTAGTATGCGCGGCATTACGATAAAGACGCCCCACCAACCCCATGCAAGTACCGAGAATTCTGGAGCACGTCTTCTAGCAACGCCTCGCTCTTGGTCACAAACGACCGCAAATCAACAATCTCACTTACGTAACTTCCGCGTTTTGCAGTAGCTGGCTCAATTACCACTACCCCGTCATACCCATCTTGTACGATTCTCCGCGATAACGTCGTCCCAACAGAATCGGCAGTCGTTCTATATCGGCTCGACAATACATGCTTCCAGCTCGATTTATCTTGGTAGGCCCCCGTCGCCTCAATATAAAGGGGTGACTTAAACGTCAGGGTACCGGAGTCGTAGCCGGGCGGCACATGGCCCGAAGTCGCCTCATTGACGTACATCCCTGCCGGTTCAACATCTTGCCCGTATAAACTTCCAAAATTAGGAGCCGGTTCTGGGTTACGAACATACCTGAAGGTCACCTTTTCCCCGCTCCCCTTGCCGTAAAAAGCACTGGCGGTATCATCTATTTGGGAAGAACCGGGTGTCGGCTTAATTACCGGGATAACCTTTTTCGCAACGTTACTAGGCGGGGTAATAACTAGGGTGGATGAATCAAATACAGTCCCGGTCGCACGGGCCACCGGAGTAGGCAGCTCTACCTCGACTACGCTGTAGGGCTTTGTAACAATGTCTGGTAAAAAACTTTCTGACCTATGGAGTTCTGTCATATCGTCTACCGAGTCAAGAAAGAGCTGCTTCCGAACGGTTTTGGACAACCTGTGGCGGGAGGTTACCCCATCAATATTTCGCGTAATATCAGGGCGCTCCAGCAAATCTAAAAACACCCTCTGTGCGTCCTTCTTCTTAACGGCTTTAGCCGCCCTTTTAGCCTCTTGAACAAGAACCTCCGCTGACGCCCCGCTACGAAGACTAGGGTCAATTAAACGGGCGCGGGAATACTTCGCCTCTAGCGAACGCGACACGGCTGTAACCGACTCCCTTTTAGCGCCTCGACTAACAGCCCACTCGATAACCTCATCCACTGAGTTAAAGCCTTGTACCGTAGTCAACGTCTCAACAGTATTGGCAACTGCCGCCCGGTCAGTGGTGGCCCTCCTCAAGTCTGGGCCGACATCGCTAGTACCTAACCAAAACTCGTTGCCCTCATCACCAAACCGTATGGCCCACGCGGGGGACCGTTTATCCGTGGGTTCGGCCAACTGGTTCAGAATAAGCCTAGATTTATCATTCCTTTCCACTGCTCTTCCAGCAGCAAGCGATTTTCGTTTAGCCATTTCTCCCCCCGCTCCTCCCTTAAACGATGCTCGAATCTCTGCTTGATGAGAGATAGCTGCCCCTCTCTCGAAAGCTGATTGTGCGTCTGATGTAAGAGATTGCCCCGCAATAAATCTTTGTCTGACTGTGGCACGATTTCCTCCTGCGTATTTCATATACACTATATCTGGGCGGCCATGCTTACCATAGTCCCATTTCTTAGGGGCATATGCGTCATTCCACTTTACCCTCTTGTACTCAACGAAACCGAATTGCTTGTAGTACTCTGGCAAAAACCCATCAAAACAATCAAGAGTTTTTGCATCTCCATTTTCGATAAGGTCGAGCAGCATCTCACGCCCAGCCCCCGGTCCATTGCTGTTAAACAGATTCCCCACGGTGCCCTTATCTGTAACCAAAGCGCCAACTTTGCGGCTATCAGAAACATGCATGGACCCCCCATTTTTTATATGGGCGGCAACGTCGGCAGGCTTGACTTCAGTTACAAATATTTTTCGCGCCCCTATATCTGTATCCGTAAATACAGACCGGGCATCATCAGGGTCAACATCAGACAGCCATGTCTTCGGCAAAAAATCCTCATCGGTAACCCGTGCAATACGTTTGAACGTGACATCGGCGTCATCGACCAGTTTGACCGCCGCCTCTGCCAGCGCCGCCTGTGTCTGTACTGGGGCAATGGCTTCCGCAGCGGCGGCGGTGGGGACATACTCTAAATCCAGCACCCGTGCTGGTATACTCTCGTAAGGGATAGTGACCCTTACTCTGTGGCGTACGCTGTATACGCTCCCCTCTCCGACTTGTATCTGGCTCAATACCGGCCACCGTGTAAGCGGGGGCTGAAACGGTCGTATAGTCCCAGCCAACTTAGCCCTACTAGCCATGCCCTCTAAAAACTCGCGCCCCGCCCCAGCCGCCTCCTCTACCGCTGCCCGATATTTAGCCGAATCCGTAAGGGCATCCAACGTCTCAACAAAATCGGAACGTGTGTACGGCGTTGTTACCCACAGTATATCGTCATCAGGAAGTTGCGATGCCTTGGTCAGCCAGTCACGAAAATTCTGCAATTGGTCAAGCTCGGCAATTTCATCGTCCGCCAATCCGAGCTTACCCCACTGACCATCCGCAAAGGCTTTAGCATTTTCTGGAAGAAGCGCCTTGCTTTCCCCTCTCAATTCCCAGTTTACATCATGGAACGACGCCTCGCCGTGCCCACGGTATGTAGCCTTTTTAATTCTAAACGTAGACGGCCCTAGAATAAATTCCTCCTCAAAAAAATCTGGGGCCGTGGTATAGGGAGCACCTTTAGGATACTTAACCCGAAGCATAATGCCACGCTCCTTCTTTGCCGCTACGATGGCTGGGGAATATACACGGCTACCATCGGAGGTTACTTTTCCAAGGTTCAACAGGTCATCAATGTCGTCTACTGTACGGCCACCGAGCCTCCCAAAAGAAGAGGCTAGGTTGGGGTCACCAGTCCAACTACCGGTTGTCCAATTAGTGAACAGCTCCCCTTCCTTAAACCCGCCCATCCTACCCGGATGAGCCCCCTTGATGCCGCGCATCAAAATAACATCTTCTGGTAATGGCGATGACTTGTATTTAAGGGCTTGTTGTAGGCTTAGTTGCATGCGAAGCGTGGTGCCACTACCCGCCCTAGCAGTTAACCCCATTCTTAACCAGCCATCTAGCTTTTGGCCACGGGGAGCCCACTCCGCATCCCCCCACTTGAAATTTAGCGTCCCATCATTGAATGCCTTTATGATTCTGTTTGCAGCGTAGGTATCAAACTTACCACCTTTTGGATACAGTGTCTCTGCCAGCCCAACGTCCGGGTCCCATGCCCCTGACTCTCTAATCATACGCCTAGACGACGGTAATCTCTCGGCTTCATCCAACAGCCTAGAAATCTCATTCATCTCCCCGGACCCAATACCGGTATAATGACCTACAGCTTTTTTCGGGAGCTTCTTTCCCGCATCAGCAGCCCGCGCCCGCTTGACCGCAGCCTCATGGTCGAATTTCACCTTGTTCGGCACAAAACTTTGAGGCCCCTCGACATATTTTGCAGCCGCTGCTTTGTCGAGAGGACGTGATGCATATTGTGACGTGAGCCCATTACCCGCATACGAATCCTTGTAAGTGTCCGTAACTATATCCTCTATAGCGTAGCGACCATCGTAGACCCCAGCCTCTTTTCGTTCACGCAACGCCGTTTTCCACGCAGCAGAGTACGAGTTATCAGCGGCTATGTAGCCCCCGGTGTCTACGGGCACAATAACACCCCCACGACGCGCACCTATTTCAGCCGCCGCTTCTACTTGCTGAGGGGCTACACTTTCTAGTGTAATGATATCGCCACGCACAAAAACCGTGTCCACCTTCGCCGCACGTTTAGGGTCTAGGGTAGGGAACCACGCTGCTGTATCTATGCCCTCTGTTTTGCTCTGAATGTTCGAGACTTCCATTAAGATTGCGTTACTCTCAACCTCAGTAACATGGAATGCAGCCCCCCTTCCATGTAAAAACTCCTCGGCCTCCTGACTGCCGACTTGTATAACCTTGTCCCCCTTCTTTATGTACACCCTCGTCAGCGTTACATCTTCGTATACCGCCCGTGTACCGTCCTTCGTTAACGTCGGTGTCTTGTTCTCTATGGCATCTAAAACAGCTTTGTGTGGATGCACCGTGGTGTGCATGTACGTTCTATTTATATGTACATCTCCCACCCCCATAGTGCCCTTGCTGGCAGAGCCTCCGTAAGTCGCAGGCCACACGTCGTCCACCGCTGACCGCCCGGCGGTCCTGCTGTACGGTCTAGGAAACGCCCCCTCCGACGTTTCTATCAACTCGTCCAACGCAGGTATCCACTTTTCCCGTGCTTGAAGTTCTAGCGCACCCAACCCCGGTTTCTCGATACCCCTAGCAACGTCATCTATAAGAGTTGCGTTCTTGCCATCAGCCATTCCATGCATGTAAACAGAAAGCGCCTCACTAGAATTTTCTTTAGCCGTATACCACGACCGCACTGCCTCTATCTCGTCTCTATCAATAAGTGAGTGGCTAGATATAAAATCGTCCGCTGTTGAAACCTGACCAAGCCCATAGATATCACTGGAAGTGTCTACCGAAGGCACCTCCCGCAACCACGAATTTACATCCGTCTCGTCCCGATACTTTCTATAGAAATGCTTAATACCGTCATCAAAAGTACTTGCCTCTGCCGTAACATTCCGTACCGGCTCTCTTATGGAAGGCATTACAATAATGTCCGAAACGGAAGTCGATGCCCCCCGTATTGGTGCCCCGAACGAGTGGTCCGCCCACTCAATACCCAGTTTCGTTCCCTTACCAAGACGGGCCGACGTGTTTACACTTTGCGTAGTGGGGACTTGCCTGCCACTTAAAACAGGGAAATCCCACATACCCTCATCGGGTCTAGCAAAGGCTGACGCTGTAAATACGTCGTCACTAAAAGGCGTGGCCGGGTCTAACAAAGACCTCTTGTATCGAAGAAGATTAGCCTCCTGAAAGCTGCCGAAAGACCCAGCAGGCTTGGTCGAATTAGCCAGTGTGCTTTCAAAGGTATTTACCTTTGGCAATAATTCGTCTAGCTGGAACACGGTTCCGGGCGAAGCCACCACGTTACCATCACCCATATAAAGAACCTTGGCCCCCTCCTCTAATCTCAGTTGCACCAAGACTACTTCCGCATCCGGTGTTGCCTTACGCATACTAGCCGCATGCCTAGATGCGCGGCGTATGTCTGTCGTAAGGTACGTGGGGGCTGGGTTTGCGTAAGCCCTACCGACTGCCCCGGCTACGTCCCTTGCACCTTCCTCCAACAACTCAGATGCCCGCATCGCACGGTATACGACAAGCTCCTGCGGCAAGGTGGGTACGTTATCAAACACTGTTTTAGCACCAGCGTGCATAGAAAGCTCTGCTTCCGTTAACGCATCCGCCGACAACGTTCCACGAAACACCTCATCTACCTTAGATATACTCCCCCGAGCCCCCTTAATTTTTTCCGTCGTTCGCCCGCGATGAGCCCAAGGGGTGTCTATACGCTCTTGAAATTCCTTCTCGATGAACGACTCGAACCCTTCACCACCGCCTAAGCGGCCTACCGGCATCACGTCATCTAAGTGGAGGCTGACGGGTATATCCCTAGCATCGTCCAATGTCGCTAGGTAGGTCTGTTCTGCTGGCTCAAACTTACTTAACCTCCTCCCACCAGTGGTTTTAACTTTCCTGCCTGTCTGCTCCAGAACTGGTCGGAATGAGGCGGGGCCAGATGACCCGGCTTCTTCCACCAGTGTGTACTTAATTTCTAAGTCAGCCCCTATCTTTGACGCCGCCTTCGTTGCGGACTGATTAAGAGGGTCGTTGATTGGGTGCATGTACCTTTCTGAGCTAAGGCCCCCATACCCCCGCACCCGCCCCTTAGCTTTACCAGCTTTTGGGACTTGGCTGGCAAGTTTAGAAGCCTTCTTCCCCAGCTTTGAAGTGGGGGAAACAGGTATCGTCGGAAGCATCTGCGGAGGCGGGACTAACTTTAAGGGTATTGTTGCCGCCCCCTTAACAGCACCTGTCGGGGCCATGTTTTTTAAGCTAATCGGCTCCACCGTAATAACCCGCCCGGTAACGGTGCGAAGCTCCCCAACATCATCAGTCCACTGATACACGGGCACATCCAGCTCTTTACCCAGTACTCGAAACGTTGTGTTGCGTGGCAACATCACATTTAGATTATCGTAAGACGTAAGGGCTCGCTGGCCTTCAGGAAGTACGTACCGAACAATGGTGGGCTGGGTCGCGGCAGGCACCTTAACAACGCTGTACGGCACCCCGGCAATAGTACGTTTTACATATTTGCCAGATTCAAAAGTACTGGCCTCTATTCCAGCCGACTCTAAAACTGTGTGCGGGCCAAGAGTAGACGACGTATATCCGGGGGAACTGTAAGCATCTCCTACCTGCATCCCCTTCCACGCCTTGTCTTGGCCCTCCTGTATAGCCGCATACGTATACACGCGGTCAGGGAGATAATTGGAAGTGGTGGGGGAGGTAAACACCGCGTCCAGTTTTTGCTGCACGTCTGTTACCTTCTGCATGTACTTATCGGTAATCAGTTCCCTCTTCGCTCCCGCATACGATTGCAGTAAACGAGTATCGTTACGGGCAGCCTTGTAAGCCTCATCCGTCAGTTGGTCTGATATCCCAGCCGCCATAGATTTCGAGTACACGTTACTAGCCCCGGTTGATAAATTGGTTATATCGTTTTGCACGACTACCGAATGAACCCCTACCGAAGAAGTGGTATCCGTAAACACATTCACGGACTCTATATCTGTGCTCCGCGCAAACTCATCCATAGCCGTTAACGAACTTCCACGGGGCACTCTATGGGTCACCGTCTTTGCAGGCGCAACAACAGCCCCATCAACTTTAGCAATCGACTCCACAGTAACCACGCGGGAATATATGGGGCGCGATAAATTCATCTTACCGCCCTTAGTTGGGTGGTACCCAACCAGTACATTCTCCTCTACATTGGATAACCGGTACGTAGTCCCACGCGGTAGGATGAACTGTTTGTTCTCGCCCCCGTAGTAAAACCCCTTAGTGCCTTTGGCTGCACGAATACGAAGCACGGTTCTCCTCTCGGGCTTATGGCGCATGGCCTTGCGTGCGGGGGCGCTAGACGTTGCCGACCATTGGATGAACCCGTCATTCCCGGCAACCTGTCCTATGGATAAAGATTTGCCGAACGTCTTCTCTACTACACTCGGACTTACTGACCGGTACAAAAACACATCTTCCTTCAACGTCGTTGTCTGGGTTAGAAAGTCCAGCATATCAACGTTATCGGCAAAGACCTGTGACGTGGCCCCCGGCTTCCCAGACGCAGCAGCTACGATGTCGTCTGCAACATTAACTGTTGTGGGGATTGGTGCCCCGCGTGGTAACCCACCTTCAGCCAGCTCACGTAAAACCTTGTTTGTGTCTCGTAGAGTCTCAGACGCATTGTCGAGAAAGAATGGTAGCGTGTCGTCTAAGTACTTCAGACGCGCAGACCCTAGCGCGGGTGCAGGGGTAGGCGCTATGTCCGATAGCGGCCCCATACCCTTCATCGAGTCAGCAAAACTTAGCTCATTAAAATCAAGGACTACCTCCAGCTCACCCTCAATGCCACGCATTACCATAGCGTCTGGGGTGGCCCGTATTTCAGTGACTACTAAATCCTTCCCCTTATTAGCTGGCATCTTCCTAAAACTCTCGGCCCTCTTCTTACTGAGAGTTGTAGAAAGCGGGCCTATGTCCTCACCGCCTTTCCACGCTTCAAAATGATTCTTGTCCCATAGACGGTATACAGTAAACTCTTCTCCCAGCTCCTCTCTTGCAGCCGTTTGCAGCTCCTTACGGTAAGCAGTGTATCCGGGTACATCGTCAGATAGCGCACGTGCTGGATACCGCTCTCCAAAACTGGCTGGAGTCCCGTACCAAGCATCTTCAATAGCTTCAATCTCTTCTCTAACAACTATGGCGTCATCAGCAGTTCTAAGAAAGAACTTATCTATCTTCGCGGGCGCAAGCGCGGGCGCGGGTACAGGCGCGGGTACAGGCGCGGGCGCAAGCACAACTTCATTACGTGCATTTAGCTGAAACATCTTGCCGTAAGGGCTTTTGGGATTGGGGGTGTACGACCACCCCTGTCCAGTAGCCTTCCACTGAGCATCGCTGTAAAGGACTTTCCCAGCAATATCAGAAGCCGGTATATGCTTATTCAAAAGGGCATCGCCGTTATACAAGGCCCCGTACCCAGTCTTTCTCCCGGCCCCTATAGACTCTACGCTTGATATAACCTCATCGGCCCGCGTAACAATCACCACTCGCGGTTTAGAAGTAATGTCAGAGGAATGCGTAACGTATAAGCCGGGGGTATCTATTTTTGTATTAACCGTGACCCCAGATTCGGTAATGGTCAGCTTCCCTAGATTGCGGTCAGGTGGTGGTATGGTCCCATCCACGCCCTCATCTAAAAACGTGGTTATCCATTTCTCGCTTGTCGTATGTTGTGCGACGAGTAAGTCCCCATCCGCTGGTAACCGAATATCATCATAGATAGCTAGGTCTTTCGCCCCTCGGCCAGACGCATACTTTTCTGGGTTGTCGAGCATGTAAGCCTTACCTGAAATACCTTTCCTCGTAGAGGAATCAGGGATGAAAACTTTAGGGGGGGCCGCAGACGATGGGGCAGCCACTACCCCGTCAGGTAAATCGACGCCTTCCGAGCGTAAAAATACAATCAGGTCATCCCCGGTAAGTGATGCTTTCACGTCCATCACATTCCCGGTTATAAAATCATGGGGCTCTGGTCCCACTGGCATATCAGTAAGGGCACCGGCCCCGGAATACACATCCCCCTCACTGTATAGCGCCGTCTCATGGAACTTCAGCCGAGAGCCGGTTAAATCAATAACCTCCCCAGTCTCAGAAAAATCACCTACCTTATAAATCGCATCGTCGATATCTGCATCAATTATATTCAGTCGCCCGTGGTCACGGATATCTTCAAGGGTCACAGCCTTATTCGGCTTTCCTAGTTTGCGAGAAACAATGCTTGTCATCCAGTCGCCGGGCTCTTCAGCCATAAAAACCAGCGGTGCGGTGATATCCTCTACTGGCACATCCCCAGCCCCGCCAGCTACCTCCTTAACCCAGTCACTAACATGCGGCTCAAGGTAATCATCTACATCCCAGTCTACTGTGCTGGCGTTGTACAGACGCTTGTGTCCCTTGGGGGCAGGGGCAATCTTTACCTTGGATACCGCAGGGCGGTCTATATCTGAGGCCGTTATATGATTGTCTATCGTTGACCAGTTAAACCCGTCCATCGTCTTCTTCTGGACCTTCAAGAAATCAGTTGGCTCCCCCACCGCCTGAGCCTTTGAATATCTTGAGTACTCATCCCACCATCCACCTGATGTACCTGATAATGGGGTGGGCCTCGGCCATCGGGGTGCGTGGATAATGCTTTGGTGGGCCTCAAGCCCATCCAGAATCCTCAATCCTTCTGGCGTGCCTTCGACCAACGGGGTAACCTTTGAAAACACCACTGCTGACCCGTCATCAATTCCTGTAATGGGATTGAGGCTCCCAACAGTAGGCGGTGTTTTAACACCGGTTGTGAGTTTCGCAGTAACCGGCCTTGGCAATACAGCATCCACCCCAAGAGCCCTTCTTGTCGGTAGTGAAATCTGCAAAGACGCTGCATCGGTATTCCTAAGAGCCTTGGACATAGCCTTTCGCAACGTTTCTCTAGGGGTTATGAATTGCGCATGCTCGCCACTCCACCGCATTGCACCGATATTAGAGTTTAGTAGCTCCCTTCCCTGCTCCCCGGTAAGAGCTACCACTTTACCGAGGCTACGAGTCCCAGTTGCGTTGTCCCACGGGATTAACAAGGAATCCAGTTCCTTGGCAAACTCAGGGTTGGTTACAGTCGGCACATAGTAGGCATCCAGCTTGGAGACGAACACGTTCCCTCTTTCTGCCGTCGCCGCCATGACTTCATCTACACTATCCTTTGTGACGTTAAGTGCATCGGTAACGGTATCTGCATACAGGTCCTCATACATCAGTGTCCTGTGATGCTTCATCAACTTGGTCTGCGTCGTTACTCTCTTGGTCCCGGCCAGATACCCCCCCTTCGTTTCCACAACATCGTCAAACAAGAATCTCTTTTTAAGGATGTTGGGCATTGCTTTTCTGGGACCCGGAAGGTTCCATAAAAGTGCG